AGACGAGATGGGCCATATTGGGATAAGATGCACCCAGAGCATGACACTTACATTCAAGAAGTGTTACGTCTCAGGGAGTATGTTTAGTGGATAACCGCAAGGCCCACGAGAAAGCTTGTAGACAAGCGGAATAGCTGCCCTAAGCAGTAGCATTGGCCCCTCTGGGATAACCAGGCGAAGCAAACCCGAAACTGAAACTGTAAAGGAGAGACGTAATGTCAACCCAAATTACTACAGCTTTTGTCAATCAGTTTTCTTCAAACGTCCAAATGCTATCGCAGCAAATGGGTTCTCTATTGCGTACAGCGGTAGATTCAGAAAGCGTGAATGGCGAAAAAGCTTTTTTTGACCAAGTGGGTGCAGCATCTGCTGTCCTACGTACTTCACGCCATGCGGATACGCCGTTGGTGGAAACACCACACAGCAGACGTATGGTAACAATGTCAGACTATGAGTACGCTGACTTGATCGACGATCAGGACAAAGTGCGTTTACTTGTTGATCCGACTTCAACCTACAGCCGTGCAGCAGCAGCAGCTATGGGTCGTGCTATGGATGATGTAATCATCACAGCGGCTCTTGGCACTTCAAACACTGGTAAAGACGGTAGCACTTCTACAGCGCTTCCATCAGGCCAGAAAATTGCTCATGGTTCTGCTGGTTTGACTATTGCCAAACTAGTAAGCGCTAAAGAGTTACTTGATGCAGCAAGTGTTGATCCGTCAATACCACGTTACATCGTTGTATCTCCGAAGCAAATCAGTGATTTGTTGAACAACACAACCGTGACTTCAAGTGATTTCAATACCGTCAAAGCTTTGGCTCAGGGTGAAATCAACTCGTTTGTGGGCTTTCAATTCATCGTATCTAACCGTCTAAACACAGACAGTAACAGTGACCGTCAGGTTATTGCGTTTGCGTCAGATGGTATTAAGCTTGCTGTTGGTAAAGAGCCAGCCGCACGTATTGATGAACGAGCCGACAAGTCATATTCAACGCAAGTCTACTACTGTCAGTCTATCGGTGCTACACGCATGGAAGAAGAAAAAGTAGTAGAAATTGCTTGTAACGAGTAAGGAGACTGAAAAATGGCTACTGTTTATTCGACACAACGCACTAATTCACGAGCAACTCCAGCCGTGATGAACAAAGCAAATGAGCTAGGTGGACGTATCCGCGTTGCTCATGGCACATACGAAGCATCTTCATTAGCGTCTGGTGACGTTATTGAAATGTTTATTCTTCCAGATGGCGCAAGATTGCTAGAAGGATCATTAGCGCATGACGCTCTTGGTGGTTCTACAACTTTGTCAGTTGGTTATGCTGCACACACAGACGCTGACGGTTCTGCCGTAGCAGCATCTGCTGCTGCATATAAGGCTGCTGCTGCGTCTACATCTGCACAGAAGGTAGACATTCTTGCTACTTTGGCTCTTGGCTCAGGCACAGAGACAAATACCAATGAAGATGGTGTTGCTATCACAGTTACTATGGGCGGCGCTGCCGGTACTGGTACTATTGAAGTAACCATCAAGTATGTGGTTGACTAACTAGGATGGGGCGGTTCGCCGCCCCTTCTTTTATATGGAATTTAATATGGCAGAATTTGAACCCTTTGACCCAAACAAGCACAAACCAATAAAGCTGCCCGGTGGTAAGAAAGCTACGGAATATTTGGCGTCTGAGCAATCTCCTGATGGAAAAGCTTGGAACATTCCTCAGATTTGGTTTGATGTCAAAACAGGGGAGCCAAAATATTTTAGCGGTGATAGGGCTTATGATGCTGCAAAAGAATATGAAAAAAGAACTGGTAAGAAGTTTCCTAGATACAAAAGTATTGATAAAGCTGTTGAGGCAGCAAAGAAAAGATCTTCTAAAGGTGGCGCAACAGACAAAAGTTTAATGAATAGGGATTAAAGATGGCAAGTACGGTTGATATAGCTAACTACGCACTTAATCTTTTAGGAGCGTCAAACATTTCTAGCTTTTCTGAAAACAGTAAAGCGGCTCGTGTTGTTAATCAGTTTTACGAAGGAACGCGAGATGCGGTGTTTAGATCACACCCTTGGAATTGTTTGATTGTCAGAGCAGAGCTTGCACAAGATAGCACTGCACCTAACTTTGGATATACATATCAGTATGCACTTCCAGCAGATCCATTTTGTTTACGAGTTTTAGAGTTCAGCAACGGTTCTTTGTCATATCCGCAAGACAATATGACAAACAATTCTGGCGGTCCTGTGTTTGCGATAGAGGGTAGAAAGCTAGTGACTGATGAAGGCACAGCAAAGATAAAGTACATTGCAAAGATTACAGACCCACAGCAATACGATCCAAGCCTCATACAAGCGTTGTCTGCTCGATTAGCGTCTAACATTGCGTATGCAATTACAGGCTCTAACAGCGTCGTACAGACGATGTATGCCAAGTATGAAGCTGAGGTCAAGGAAGCACGGTTTAACGATGCTACAGAGAGCGCTACACAGCGTCTGGAAGCAAGTGATTTGATTGAGAGTAGGTTCTAGGAATGGCAAGAAGCGCACCTGCCCTAAGTTCTTTTACTGCTGGTGAGATAAGCCCTAGATTAGAGGGCAGAACGAATATTGAGAAATATCGTGAAGGATTATCAGATCTTACGAATATGGTGGTGATGCCGCATGGTGGTGTAACAAGACGTCCCGGCACTGAGTATTTAGGTGAGGTAAAGAGTAGCTCAGTTAAAACACGGCTTATTCCGTTTCAGTTTAAAACAAGTGATACGTATATTCTAGAGTTTGGTAATCAGATTATGCGAGTGTTTCGTAATGATCTACAGGTTCTTAACTCTTCCGCGAAAACAATTACTGCCGCAACAAAAGCAAACCCCGGTGTATTCACAAGCAATGGTCACGGTTTTAGCAATGGTGACGAGGTGTATGTTGATAGCTTAGGCGGTATGACAGAGGTAAATGGTAGAAATTATTTAGTAGCAAATTCAACGGCTAACACGTTTTCTTTGCAAGATCTCTTTGGAAATGACATAGATACTACCAACTTCACAACCTATACATCTGGCGGTACTGCAACAGAAATCTTTGAAGTTGCAACGCCATATTCTGAAGCTGACTTATTTGATATTAGATTTGCTCAATCTGCGGATACAATGTATCTTGTGCATCCATCATATGATATACGCACCTTAACAAGATCGGATCACAATAATTGGACATTCGCTACACTTTCTATTTCTGGATCTCCCTCACCCGGATTAAGTGGATCGGATAATAGGCCAAGTTGTGTCTCGTTTTTTGAGCAAAGACTTGTGTTCGCTGGCACGAACAATAATCCACAAAGTATTTGGTTTAGCAAAAACGGCAACTATACAAACTTTACAGTTGGTTCAAACGCTGATGATGCGTTGATCTACACAATTGCGTCAAACCAAGTTAATGCTATTCGCTATCTCTCCGCAACAAGAGTGCTTACGATTGGTACATCTGGCGGTGAATATGTGCTTACGTCAACAAATGATGGACCTATAACACCCACAACAACATTGATACGTAAATATTCTAACTATGGATCAGCAGCAATAGAGCCTGTGCAAGTCGCTGATGTTACGCTGTTTGTGCAACGTGGCGCACGTAAGGTTAGAGAGTTTAAGTTTGTCGGAGATGTAAACACTGGTGGCTACAACGCGCCAGATATGACGATACTTGCAGAACATATCACAGATGGTGGTTTGACACAGTTTGCCTATCAACAAGAACCAGATAGCGTTGTATGGGCTACAAGAACAGATGGTACGCTTGTAGGCATGACGTATCGCCGTGAAGAAGAGGTTGTTGCGTGGCATAAGCATGTAATAGGCGGTGCATTTAGCGGTGGGCAAGCTGTTGTTGAAAGCATTGCAACATTACCGTCTGATAGTGGTGAAGATGAATTGTATATGATTGTGAAACGTACAATCAACAGTGTTACAAAAAGATACGTTGAAAAACTGAAAGTATTTGACTTTGGCGCAAATACAACAGGTGCTTTCTTTGTGGATAGCGGATTATCGTATAGTGGCAGTGCAACGACAACATTATCTGGTTTATATCACTTGCCGGGTGAAAGTGTATCTGTGTTAGCCAATGGCGCAAGCCATCCTGATAAAACGGTTGCATCTGGTGGTATAACGCTTGATTTCTCTGCAACAAGTGCGTCTGTGGGCTTTGGATTTACAAGCAACCTAGAAACATTACGTATTGAAAGTGGTTCTGTCGATGGCACAAGTCAGGGCAAACCAAAGCGTATTCATGCAATTACATTAAGATTGTTTGAAACAGTTGGCTTAGAAGTTGGTAATAGTGCATCTGACTTAGATCGTATACCATTTAGAGATAGTTCTATGGATATGGATACAGCCATACCATTGTTCACAGGAGACAAAGAGATAGAGTTTCCTGGTGGGTTTGAAGATGATGACCGTATTTTTGTGAGGCAAACGCAACCACTACCATTGACGGTATTGGCGTTGTTCCCACGCATGAATACATTTGATTTGTGAGGTAGCTTATGGGTTTTCTTTGTGACATAGGTGAAGGTCTTTACAGAAAAAATATGTCTGACAAGGCGGCTGAACGAGCGCAAGAAGCTGCAAACTTTAATGCAGAAATGATTGAGCGTGATATTGGCTTACTTGAAAGACAGCGTGGTATCATCAATGCACAATTTGCAATAGAGCAAGAAAGAGAACGAAGAGCATTTGAAAGAGATATACAAGGTACAGCACGAGCCGGGTTTGGTTATGCTGGCTTTGATATGAGTGGCGGTACACCGCTTGCTGTATTGCGTATAAATGCCAGAGAGTTTGATTATCAAGCGGCTGTTAATGAGTTTAATAATGAAATGACAAATATGCAGATAAGTGACGAGCAAGAAAATGCACGTTTAAACGCTGAACTGCAACGCATGGAAGGTGCAAGTGCGGCTGCTGGTCTTAGATCTCAAGGAACTGCTGCATTGATAAGTGGGCTTGGTCGTGCCACCACAACAGCTTATACACGTGGTTACATAGGTGGCGGTCCGTCTTATGCAACAGGGACTACTAGAACATCTTTACTTTCTAGTCGGCGTCCAATGCCGCGCTCATTGCTGTGAGGAAATAACATGAGAATACCTGTATATCGAACAGAAGCCAGAGCAAGTACAGAGATGCCTGGGCGTCCTATACGTGCAAGGCGAAGCATAGCAAGAGAAGCGGAACAAGAGTTAGCAAAAGGTGAGGTTGGTCTTGCTGGTATAGGTGCGATTAATGAATACGCTGAAACACGCTACAAGATGGAAACAAAGAACAATCTTGATAATGCGTTGTTAGATGCACAAGAGGCGTTGCGTGAAAGACGTGAAGAGCTTGCAAAGTCAGATCAATATGGCAATGTTCTTGATGGTGATGATCCAATATGGACGCGAGAGACAAGTAAACTACAGCGTGAGTTATCTGAAAAAGTAGGGCGTGATAGATACGCACAGCAACAGTTTCAATCAGGTTTTCGTCAGTTAGAGATACAGAATAGATTTGCGTTACGCGGTGATATTGACCAAAGAGTACAGCTTGCCGCAGCGCAGAATAGAGATAGAAAACTTGCAGATGGTGCAGATCAAATTGCAACAAGTACAGATCTTTCTGTGGTATCAATGGCCTTGCAAGGTATTGTAAATGATACGCAAAAAATGGCTGCTATCAAAGCTGGTAATCTAGATGTTTTAAACAAACAACAGCGAGAAATGTTAATAAGCGGTATTACACAAGCTTTAAACATTAATGCAGATAAAGCTGAAAACGGCGTTGAGTTTGTTAATCAAATAAAAAGAGCTTTGCATGATGGTTTACCAGAACAAGAGTTGCAAGCGTTTTTTGATCCTAGAGACGAACAAAAATACGTTATGGGTGAAGCTGCATTAGAATCAAAAGAATCGGCATATGTGTATGGTTTAATGCGTATGTTAGATCCAATGGATCAGGTTGCTATTCTTAAAGACGTTGGTGGTATACAAGCTTTTTTTGAAAGTCCAACTGAGGTAGAAAAACAACGTGCAAAACAAGCAACTGATTTTGCTAATCAAATTTCTGATGGAATTGGTGTGCGATTGGATTTGCTTTCAGATGGCGATGCCCCATCAAAAGAAGAAATGGGCGCAATAAAAAATCAAATAGACTCTATCGCGCCAAATTTAGATCCAGATAAAAAAAATGATTTAGACGCTAGTTTTGCAGAACTGCAGTATATGATAGATCTTCAAAAATCATTAGGGCGAAGTGCAACAATGCAAAATATTGATGCGGCTCTTGCTGAATATGAAAAAGGCATTGAGGGTCGTGGTTTAAGTGGAAGAGATGATCCGTTTGAAATTGCAGCATATGAGTTTGTTAAAAACTACAAAGAAAAAATGGAAAAAGCATTACTACCTGATGGTGATGCCATTGCTTTCGCAGAAAAAAACAAGATGAATCAAATTAATATTCAAGATGTAGATTTATCTATTGATACAGTTTTATCGCAAGAAGGGCCAAGTTTACTTGCATTGCGTATTGCTCAAGGGCAAAAACTAAAAACATTTAATGATTTAAATTATGTTCCTGTATTAAAAAAATCAGAAAGTCGTGAAGTTGTAGCAAATATTGAAGAAAATCCTGGTGTGGCTGGTTACTATTTAAAAACAATAACAAGCCAATTAAGCAACAGAGACGCTGGTTTTCTTTTAGAAAATCTACGACGAGAGGGGTTAGCGCCAGAATATATTACGGCGATGTATGCGCCTAATGAACGTGCTAGAGATGACATAGGAAATTTAGCAAAAAGATCAATAGAAGATATTAAAGTTGGGCTTGATAAAGAAGCTATAACAGGCGCTAGTAGTGTTACAAATAAACTAAGTGAGGATACTTTTGTAAAAAATTATAAAGACGCCTTTTTAATTGGCGGTGATCAAGTTGCAGAAAGAATTTTTACTGAAATGTATCAGATAACAGAAAAGTTAGCTTTTTCATATTTAAAAGATGATAGTAACTTAAATGTTGATGCAGCACTTCAAAAAGCCATTAAAAATGTTTTTGTAGGAAATATATCAAGAAATACGGTAAGTCAGTTTGTTGCGCCTTCAGATATACAGTTAAACTTTTTAGAAGATTCTTTGTACGAATTGAGATTAAAAGAAAATTTAAACAAGTTTAATATTATTCCATTAAAAGATGAAAGATACCCAGAGTTTCAAAATCAAGCAGTAAACATTGCTTCTTTAGCATCTTCTGGAAAATGGTTAAATAATGGCACAGGTGATGGAGTCACTTTGCATTATAATTTAAATGGCGAGTACATACCTGTTCAAGTTGCAAGTGGTGGTTATTTAGATGTGCCTATGAAAGTTGCAGAAAAGCTAGATTTTACAAAACTCAATGCGTTTGAAGGTGAGCTTAATCTCTATTCATTACGTAAATTAGCAACAGGACACGTATCTACAATACCTCAATATACAGGAACAGGTAGAGAAGTAAGAATAGAGTTGTTGCCGGAGCAAACAGAATTTCCTGGTTTCGGTAATTTAGACGAAGCAACACGAAAAGCAATAGATGAAGCGCAACGAAAAGCAGCAGGGCAATAAAGGTTACAAATGCGTTCACGTCCATTAAGACAAGATAACCCAATTATCAGAGCCACAGGTTTTGCAGATTTGTCGGTTACTGCTGGTGAGGTTTTTGACCAAGCGGCACAAGCACCTGGATCGTTTGGGTTGCTTAGGCAACGATGGAATACAGTAAATAGCTTTTACGATTCTCTGACGCCAGAAGAAAAAGAAAAGGCGAGAGAAATGCAAAGAACGGTTCGATTGCAGAGATCGGACTTAGAAAGCCAATTAGATTTAGAGACTGATGAAATACGTAAAGAACAAATATCTCTAAAGCTTGATGATCTTTATAAGCAAGAAAATACTTATAAGGACACAATGATTCAACAGATGTTGGATGATGGTAGGTTGCGTTCACCAGAAGATTTGCAAGAACAATATGGTGACATAATTGAATTTACAGAACCAATGTCTACGGAAAAAGCAAAGTTACTTGTTGAGAACAAAAAAGAAGCTTTGATTAGAGACGCAATTATAAGTCAAGGACTTACAGGTATACCGGGTTATGCGGCAATGCTTAGTGGTTCGTTACTTGCTGCGGCTGTTGATCCTATTGAAGCATTTGCTGCTGTCATACCGTATTTTGGGCCAGCAAGAAGAGCCTCCGTAATATCTAGGCTTGGGAGAGTAAGGGGTCGTGCAGCAATCGGTTCTGCCGAAGCACTTGCTGGATCATTGGCAACAGAGCCAATATATTTTGGATTATCACAACAACAGCAGCTTGATTACACAATGGGCGATGCTTTGTTTAATGTTGGCATTGGCACTTTATTAGGAACAGGTATTGGCACAATACGAGGTTTAGCGACAAGAAGAGACATTGATGTTGATGCTATTATAAGAGACACAGAGCTTAAACCCGAAGATGTTTATATACCAGAAAGAATTGGGCCAGATGATCCGTTGGAATTTACAAAAAGATTTGATGAAAATAATTATCGTAATGTAAATTTATTGGGCGGTGGCGATGTATCGCGTTTAGTTTTGGCACAGTTTCAAAAAGGTATGTCAGTAAATGTTGCTCCTGTTTTGCCAAGAGCAACTGCTGCACCAGAACCACTTAATCAGTTTGTAAAAAGAAAAGGTGGCATAAGAGACTTAGAACAAAAAGATGCAAACGAATTGCAACGTGGCAAATTTGGCGTTGAAAGAGATGGTAAATACATTTCATCAATTAATAATCCAGAAGGATTGTCTTTGTTTGAAATTACGCGGCAAGCATACAGAGAAGGTTATTTAGAAGAACAAAATGTTCAAGAACTAGTGCAAAAGCTTAAACAAAACGAAAAAGGTAATTACACTTTTCGTCAAGGAGAAGAAGCTGAAGCAAATGATTGGAGAGCTTTATACAAAGCAAAAGATGACATTGAGGCAGAAATAGCTGCAAGAGAAGATATTAAGATACAAGTCAAAGATTTAACTGGTGCAGATGTTACAGACAGAGAAGCAAACCTAATATACAATAGGATGCAAGCTAATAAAGAAAGTGTTTTTGATGCTGCACAAGCAGCAAATATAAACCTCAGAGATGCACAACTTAAAGCTGTTGCAGTAAATGCTCAAGATACAAGCACTAGAGTAGGTAACGATGAATTGTTTGCTAGAGAAGCTGATGAAGAATTAAAGCTAACACAAGATGACTTTGATTTGGATGGGGATTTAGCTGAACAAGAACAAGTGTATTTAGCATTAAAAGATCAAGGTGAATTGACAAACGAAAACTTAGAAATAGAAGCACAATTCGTTGAAATTGACCAAGTGTCAAATGCAGCGTCAGAAGCGGCAGACAGAGCCGCAAGATGTGTAGCGAGTTAATTATGGCAGATTGTATTAAAGAAGTTAAAAAAGCACTTAAAGGTCGATTAGCAGACGAAACAATAGAAGAAATTGTAAATGATCTTCAAGCAATAAAAGATCTTAATTTAAAAAACGGAACATCTCGTGCACAAACTGCTGTTTTTAAAAGACGCAATGAAATTAAAAAAGACATTGATAACGGCAATAAACAGCTAAAAAGAGATTTGTATGGAAATGTCCTCAAAGAAAAAAATGCTATGGATCGTATTTATGCAGCAGATCGTGCTGTGGGTGATCCATCATTAGGGCTTGAATCGTTGCAAGTAGGTGTAAACACGCCAATACCAGGCGCTGCATTTTCTGTAGATAGTCTTTTTAATGGTTTGCGTGGTCAATATCTTGGTGGTTTGATTAGTGATCTAGAAAAAGAAGATTTGTTATTGCAATTTAACAAAATGGATACAAACTTTGAGCGTGCTGTAACAGCAGAATTAGCTGCTAAAAACGGTGAAAATGCGTCATTTGATAATCTAACAATTACTCGTGATGCAAAAAAAATTGCAGAAATTTTATTTAAATATCAAAAATTAGCTTTTCATAGAGAAAATAAAGCTGGTGCATTTAAAAAACTTAAACAAGGGCGTCCTGTTAGAACAACCCATGACATAACAAAAATGGTTAAAGATGGGCGAGAAAAATGGGCTGAGTATATGCTCAGTGAGCCAGATGGCAAATTAGTCCTTAATTGGAATAAAACAGCTAATGGTGATTTTCAAGGTAAAGCAACTCCTGAGTTGCAAGAAAAAAGGTTGCGATTTTTACGAGATAGTTACGATGCAATTACAACTGGGCAACGAAAAAAACAAAAAGAATTAAACGAGCAAGATAGAAATGACATTTCATATTCTTTCAAAGGGCCAAAAAATCTTGCAAAAGCTCGTAGTGCGTCTGCTGTATTTACGTTTGCGGATTCTCAAAAATGGTACGACTATAACCAAAAGTATGGCAGAGGGTCTTTAAAAGAATCATACATGGCTGATTTACAAAATTCTCTTAGAGCAATTTCTCTTATGGATATTCTTGGAACTAATCCAGAAGCTATGGTTGATAAATTAAGAAAACGTGCAATAGCAGAATTTCGTGGCACTGACGAAGGCAATAAAAAAGTATCTCGTTTAAAAAGAGAAAAAATAAGCGACTTTAAATTTGAATCAATGTTAGCAGAAATAACTGGCGATATAAATGTCGGAACTCATACTAACTTAGCAAGATTTACACATGCGTATACCTCTGTTCAATCACTTGCAAAACTTGGAGCGTCTTGGATTGCAGCGTTTACAGACCCAGCTTATATAGCGTCTACACGTATATACCAAGGTCGAACTATGCTAGAGTCTTGGCATGATAGTTTTAAATCATTTTATGTTGGTGTTGCAGATAAAGATGTAAAAGAAGTCTCGTCATATTTTGGTGTTGGACTTGATACTAAGATTGGTGACATAACATCGAGATTTGACATAAATGATGATATTCCGGGTCGAATGTCAAAATTAATGAATATCTTTTTTAAAATTAATCTTCTTGGACCTTGGACTGAAGCTGGAAAGCGCGGCGTAACAAACATGATTGCTAATGATTTAGGTAACAATGCAACTATTAAATTTGCAGAATTACCTGAAGATTTGCAAAGAATATTACGAATATACGGAATAGAAAATCAAGAATGGGAAGATGTAAGAAAAGGTTTAAAAAATTATAAAGGTAAAAATTATATTTTCCCTGGCGAAGTTCCTAATGAAAACTTGCGAGAACGAGTATTTGCATTAATGACAAATGAAGCAAACTATGCCGTTCCTACCCCAACAGCAAGAGAACGAGCAATTTTGCGTGGTGGATATGGCGCAGATAGACCAGTGGGAGCTGGAATACGAGCATTAACACAATTCAAAGCATTTGGTGTTGTTGGGCTTACAAAGGCTGGTGGTCGGCAAATGTATGGATACGGCGCTGCAACTAAACGAGAACAACTACAAAAAGGATTTGCCGCTAATGCTGGATTAGCAAACTTAATTGCTGGATTAACAATACTAGGTTATTTTTCAATGCAAGCAAAAGAGCTTGCAAAAGGTCGTGAGCCAAGACCCTTTAATGCTCAAACTGTCATAGCGGCTGCACTTCAAGGTGGTGCGCTTGGTATATATGGTGATTTTTTATTTGGTGAAGCTAACAGATTTGGCGGTGGTGTTTTAGATACACTTGCGGGACCGGGTATAACAACAGCAACTGATTTAGTAGATTTGTTATTAAAATCTAGAGATATTTTATTTACAGGAGAAGGTGATGCTCGTGGTGATCTTATAAGGTTAATAAAAAGCAACACGCCATTTGCAAATTTATTTTATACCAAACAAGCACTAGATTATATGATATGGTATCAACTGCAAGAAATGATGAACCCAGGATACCTTGCTAGGATGGAAGCAAGAGTAAAAAGAGAGAACGATGCAGATTATTGGTTGCCTCCATCAACATTCGTTGCAACAGGTGGAGGTTTTAGATGACTGTTCAAATCATTAAATTCGTGGTAAAACACTCTTAGTAGAGGATGTAACATGACAGTAAGTAGTAGCACAAACAAAGTAAGTTACAGTGGCAACGGTTCGCTAACCACGTTTGCTTACACGTTCAAGGTTTTTGACCAAGATGATCTAACAGTTATTCTTAGGGCAGCAGACGGCACAGAAACAACACAGACTATAACGACACACTATACAGTAACAGGTGTAGGTGAAGCAAGTGGCGGTAACGTGGTGTTTGGGTCTGCCCCGGCAAGCGGTGTTACGGTGGTTATCATACGTGAACAGCCTCTTACGCAAGGGTTAGATCTTGTTCCTAATGATCCGTTTCCGGCGCAATCGCTAGAAGAGGCATTGGACAAAGTTGTTTTTATGACGCAAAAGCACGAAGAGGAACTTAGTCGTGCTATCAAGGCGTCACGCACAAACACACTAACGGGTTCTGAGTTTACTATCTCTGCTACAGATCGAGCGAACAAACTTTTTAGTTTTGATAGCTCTGGTAACTTATCTATAGCACAAGAGCTAGGTACGTTTCGCGGTAATTGGGCTGCAAGCACGTCTTACAATGTGCGTGACCTAGTTAAAGACACAAGCACTAATAACATATTCCTAGTTAACACAGCGCATACGTCAAGTGGTGCACAGCCACTTACAACTAATGCTAATAGTGCAAAGTATGATCTTATCGTAGATGCTGCATCTGCAACAACATCAGCTACAAACGCTGCCGCCAGTGCAACTACGGCAACAACCAAAGCAAGTGAGGCCGCAACAAGTGCTACGACTGCAACGACTAAGGCAAGTGAAGCAGCAACATCAGCTACAAATGCAGCCGCTTCATATGATAGTTTTGATGATCGGTATCTAGGTGCAAAGTCTAGCGATCCTAGCACTGACAATGATGGTGATGCTCTTATAACAGGGGCGCTCTATTTTAATACAACGGATGGTGAGTTTAAGGTTTGGAACGGTTCTGCATTTATTACAATAACCGTAGCTGCAAGTAATCAAACTAATATTAATACAGTTGCTGGTATCTCTGCTAATGTTACAACGGTAGCTGGTATATCGGCAAACGTGACAACAGTTGCTGGCATAAGCAGTGATGTTACGACAGTGGCAAATGATGGTACAGATATTGGTACGGTTGCCAGTGGTATATCAAATGTAAACACTGTGGCTGGTGCAATAAGCAACGTAAATACAGTCGCTGGTATATCTGCAAACATATCAACAGTGGCTGGCATTTCTGCCAATGTAACAACTGTTGCTGGTGCTAACAGCAATATTACAACCGTTGCTACTAATATATCTGGTGTGAATAGCTTTGCAGAAAGATATAGAGTTGGCTCTAGTGATCCGACAACAAGCCTTGATGAAGGTGATTTGGCATATAATAGCACAAGCAACTTATTAAAATACTACAACGGTTCCGCATGGGTTGGCATATCACCAGGTATAGCCGATGTAGCAAGCGATACAACGCCACAACTTGGCGGCAACTTAGACATGAACGGTAACGATATTGTTACTACCTCTAATGCAGATATAGACCTAGCGCCGAATGGTACTGGTCGTGTTGTTGTCAAAGGTAATACAAACCAAGGCTCCATTGTGCTTAACTGTGAGAATAACTCTCACGGCATAACGATACAGTCTGCACCACACAGCGCGGCAGCAACCTATACTGTTAAATTGCCTGATGCTTTGGGCACAACAAGCGCAAGTGCTTTTGTTACTACAGATGCAAATGGTGTCGCTACGTTTGATAACGGTACAATAGAAGAAGCTACAACGATTACATCTAGCTCTAATGCAGCAACGCTAAACTTACGTGATGGTAATATCTTTGAGCATACGCTTACTGAGAATGTGACGTATACCTTTAGCAATCCAGCGGCATCGGGCAAGGTATCTAGCTTTGTACTGAAGATAAAACAGGATGCCTCTGCAAGTGGTTACACGGTGACATTCCCTAGCAGTGTAGACTTTGTGGGTGGTACTGCACCTACGCTTACGGCTACGGCAAATGCGATTGATACGTTTGTTGTTTTTACGACAGACGGCGGCACGATCTACAATCTGTTGGTGGCTGGTCAGGATATTAAGTAATGAGCGTTTCTAAGAAATTACTCCAAGCAGCCGCAGGTGCAGCAGGTGGCGCAGGTCTTGATGTAGACGAGGTGTTCAGCACGTATTTGTATGATGGAAATAACTCTGGACAAACAATTACCAACGGCATTGATCTAAGTGGCGAAGGTGGTTTGGTTTGGACTAA